CTCAAAATAGAGCAGTTACTGCAAGAGATTATCAAATTAGAGCACTTTCAATGCCAACTAAATATGGTTCTATTTCAAAGATTTTTGCAATAGGAGATAATTCTTTGAACGCAAATTCTCCACAATCAGTATTAAATTCAACTGATAATGTAACTGAATTTGCAGAAATTGTAAGAAGTATTGTAAACTCTTCATTAGCTAAAGGTGGAAAGCTACCAACTACAAATGAAATAAAACAAAATGTAAGAGATTTTGTTCAAAAAACCACACAATCTGCAGAATTGGTAAATCCATTCGCAATCAATTTATATACATTAGGATATGATGCAAATGGTAAACTTACCACATTAAATAGAGCTGTAAAAGAAAATTTAAAAACATACCTAAATGAATTTAGAATCCTAACTGATGGTGTAAATATAATCGATGGATTTATTATAAACATAGGAATCAATTTTGATATTACTGTATATAAAAACTATAATAGTAGAGAAGTTGTTTTAAGATGCATCGATGAATTAAAATCAGTTTTTGCAATAGAAAATTGGCAATTTAATCAAACTATTAATCTATCAGATATTGAATTATCGTTAGCAATGGTAGAAGGAGTTGCTTCAATACAAAAAGTTGAGATTGTGAACAAATGTGGTGGAGCTTATGCTAGAAATAGTTATGATATTAAAGGTGCTACAAAGAATAAGATAATATATCCTTCATTGGATCCATCTATCTTTGAAGTTAAGTTTCCTGATAAAGATATAAAAGGAAGAGCAGTATAATGATACATTTTATAACAGCATCAAAAGATGCAACAGTTTATACTTTATATAAAACTAAGAATACTGGTTTAGATGAAATACTAACTGTATCTAAACACTACTCTCGTTTTGCAGAAAAAGACGATGCTCGAGCATACTTACATTTTGATTTAAGTAATGTTCCTACCTATGTAACCGCATCAGCCGCAACTTTACATCTAAAACTTACTGAAGCGGAAGAAATGCCGATAAGTTTTTCACTTTTTGCATATCCAGTAACTTCTAGTTGGAATATGGGTATAGGAACATTTCACTATACACCATCTACAAATGATGGAATAACTTGGAATACTCAACCTTATATATTAGTATCAGGTTCAATAAGCGGTTCACAGGATTTTACCTATCAAAGTTTAGATGTAGATATGAATGTGAAGCCAATATACAATTATTGGACATCATCTGGTAACTATGGATTGGTATTAAAGCATTCAGAATCAATTGAATCTTCATCATTTGATTATGGTATTATGAACTTTTATTCGAAGGAAACTAATACTATCAATCAACCTCTTTTAAAATTAAGTTGGGATGATACAAGTGGGAGTTTTTCAACTGGTTCGTTGGCTCCACTAACAGCTTCATCAATTATTGTAAAAAGTAAAGAATTAAAGCCAGCTTACTATGAAGATGGGAGAGTAAAAATAAAAATAATAGGTAGAGAACAATATCCTCTTAAAACCTTTTCCAACTCATTCTCTTATTTAGATGTAAAATATCTTCCAACGAGTTCTTATTATGCTATCAGAGATGAAATTACAAAGAAGAAAATTATAGATTTTTCTACTTATAGTAAAATAAACTGTAATTCAGAAGGAAATTATATAGTATTTGATACAACTAATTTCCCAAAAAATAGAGTATATAAACTCTTATTTTTGATAGAAAGAAATGGATTCGAAGATTATTTTGAAGATGATTTAACATTTGAAATAAGAAGCAATGGAGTTCGAGTTGATTAGAAAAGATTTACAAATGAGTGGTTCTCTCGTCGCAAGAGATAGAGAGAATGTGTATTTTGAGGCATCTTTAGATGAGGATAAATCCGGATTTGTATATGCTCCATCTAAAAAAAGAGTTTACAATACAGATGAGTTAAAAAAAGCCATCGATGTAAATGTATTTGAATTAATACCAACTTCCCCGGAATTAGAATTAGATTTAGTACCTAGGCCAGTATATAATGAAGCAACTCGTTCTTTAGAATTAGCAAGAGAAACTATCGCTTCACAGTCTTTACAAATATCTCAATTGGAGACCGAAGTAGCTAGATTAGTTGCGGTTTCAGCATCTTTGGATTTAGAATTAGATAGTGAGAGATTATTAAGAGTAACTGCGGAAGCAAATGCAGAAACTCTTCGTACACAATTTGCAATTATAACCGACCAATTACAAACGAATATTCAAAGAATGACTTTGGAAGGTATTGAAAACGCTTCATTAAAAGCGAGAAATGAAGGTCAAAATGCAACAATTGAATCTCTTAAAAAACAAGTTGATAGTTTAACCGACCAATTAAATGGTAAAAATGCTAGATTGGCTGAGGGAGCTAAATCGGGAGCTGACATTACTGTAAGAGTGATAAATAAGGGTGATCAAAGATATAATGATTTAACCTTTAGAGGTAGAGCAAAAGATGATGGGCGTGGATCTTGGATTAATGGGCCTGAAGTGGAGATATATAATTTTACATTAGAAGTACAAAATGTTACTATAACTGAAAAAAATATATCATTTTTAAATGGGCCGTTTTCAGTAACAGTTCGACCTCAGGAGAAGAAAACCATTTCATTTACAACAAACGATGGAAAAGTAGATGATTTCGCACCATCTGCTGGATTCGGGTTTACAGGTGATAAAGAATATACGGGAACATTGGAATTCAAAACAACTAATGGAACTGTATCATTATCAACTGCTGTTCAAAAACAAAGAGGAAATCAATGGGGATAAAATAAATTAAAATGGCATTAGAAAATTTTAAAAATATTGAAGAAGTAATTAATAAGGGAACATCCCTTACTACTGAATTAAATCCAATTGATTTAGCATTAATAAATCAAGGATTTAAAGCAACTCCTTTTAATATTGGCGTAAATGATGTTTTAGAATTTATTTTATATGACTCATCTAATAATTTATTAGAACAGAAAGATTATGGTAATATACGATATATTAAAGGTGAAGAAATCAATGAATACTTAATTAGAAGTGAAAACTATTTAGATAAAGTATTAGATGGTGGTGGATTCTTAATTGATATAAAAAAATTAATTAAAGATGCTGGGTATAATGTTGGTATATTTAGAGTTCAATTGAATTTTGTAAATGATAGAATAGGAAGTTCCGTTGAAAAAGATAAAATGTGGATACATGAAATTTCTGCAACTCGTTTGGAATTAAGATTGTTACCATTTGATAATTTTGATGAAACTTCTAATGCAGATATAGACACTAAAATAGATTTAAATCAGGCATACAATAGCTTTGTAATAAATAAATTTAGTGGAGATGAAGTTTATTCTGAAATAGATGAAATTTTAAATAGATTAACTCCTGCTGATTTATATAATACTTTCCAAAAAATAAAAAACAAAAATTATATAGATCAATTAGCAGCGGAATTTGGTATTAATTCATTTGAGATATTTTTTTCAAAAGTATTGGAATCGATGAAGATAGCGGTAAGACATGCGTTACTTCATAAAAATTCAACAATCGGAAGTAATTTATTTGGTGTAAGTTTAGGAGATGATATTGATTTTACATATTATAATAAAAATGATATAGTAAAATTACTTAACAATAAATTTGAAGAAGCGGTTGAATTTCATTTACCTAAGAGAACTTTATCGGATGATGTAAAATTGGATAATATTACTCAACAAAGTATTGATAAATTACAGGATTTGATACAAACTCTTAAAAGTGACCAAACTCAAACAAATCCAAATTATCAAAAATATATAACGAATCCACCGACAACTGAAGAGATATCTGAAAAATTCACTACGCAAAAGGTAGTATTACCAACAATAGTTGAATCAGATAGACCACCTGTAATTGAATTACCTGTATTGAAAGAACCTATTCAAGAGCCAATTTCAGTAGTAGTTGAACCATCGAATAATGATAGAGAAATCGAAAAAGATAGATTAAGAAGATTACAGGAAGAAATGATGTACCTTAATGAAGGAGGTAGAGGAACTAGATTTGAAGTACCTTATGAATCACCATATTCACAACCCACTCCATCCATTAATACCGGTGGAGAACCCATTAATAATGGAGGATATGGTGGAGGTGGACTTACGGTTGAAAGACCATCTAATGATGATTATATAAGAGATTACGAAAGAAGAAATGTTGAAAATATAAACTAAGATGCCAATACCTAATAGAAATGGATACTATACTGGACAACAATTCACAAATGAGTTGGGGGAAAGATACACGTGGGTAGGTAACGAATGGAGACCCGCTGGTAATGATAATTATACACCTGTATCTGCTGCTAGAGAAGTAAATGTAACGTTTAATACTTTTTTAGAAGAAAGCGGTACTCCAGTGCAAGTTAGAGTATTAGTAAATGATTTAGATTGGGAAGATAGTGTTTCAACTAACGGAAAGGTAACAGTAAAATTTTTTGATTACCAAATTATTAATCCTACAAAAATATCATTTATTGGAAACAACGTAAGAACTAAAAAAAATTATGTAATCCAGTGTAGAGTAAATCAAGAAAATGATGTTATTATAAAAGAATTGGGAGAGTTTGAATCAGTTGTTACTCCTTCAATTTCAAGTGTGCCACCCCCATTAGTTCAAACTCCAACAATTGAACCCTCAACTTTTATCGGAGGAGGTGGAGCTGGATCTTTAAGAGAAGTTAATATAAATAATTTTAGAGGCCCAGGATACGGAATCGATCAAGAAGGGGATATGATACAAAGACAAAATATACAATAAAAGTATTTATAATTGATGGAGAAAAGAGAATATTTTATACCACCTAGTAATCAGATTAATTTTCAAATTGATGTTCCATTTGAACAATTATTCACGCGTGCTCAAGAATTACCCTCTCCATTTCTTTCTACATCCGATTTTGTAGCAATTAGAATTGAAAATACACTAAATAAAGATTCAGTAAGAGTTATTGCGGATAAGCAGAGAAACGAAACGGGTCTTTCACTTATACCTTCTCAGGTTTCAACGATAGTAAAAGAATCTCAGCTTTTAAGAGTTCAAAAAGGATCTAAGATATCAATCATTCGAAATGATGCTAGAGCTTACAATATTAGAAGTATAAAGGTTTATGATGAAAATGATATTTTAATAGAAGAATCAACTGCAAACAACTTTGATTTTGAAAACATTGATAGGGACTATAAAATTATTGTAGATAGCTATGAAGTAGTTCAAACAACTGATTTTCCTTCTTTTCTTACTCCAATTAAACAGGCTTATGTTTGGAATGTTGAATATAGCAATGAGTTTTTACTTAAAGTAAATGTATCAAATTCTACTCAATATGTAAGATATTATTTCCCAAATCAAATTGGAAGTGATGAATCAAATTCAAAAAAGGTTTATCCAATAAACAATGAAGTTATTATTAATCTTTCTAATCCTCAAGCTTTAGGTAGATTTGAATTAATAATTTTAGCTGGGAATAATGCGGTAGGTGAAAGAGATGAGGTAAGAACTTTTATAGATGTTGTAAGAGAAATAACTTATGGTGAACCGGATGTTACTCAGATAATTTATGATAGAAACATAGTAGAGGCAGATTTAAGACCTTTAGATTTTAATTTTGAATTTGAGTTACAAAGTGTCAATGCTCAGAGTATAGAAATCTTATTAGGCGAAAATGTTATTTATCGTCTTTATATGCAGAATAATAAAGGTAAAGTTTATTTTAATGCAAAAGATTTATACAATTCATATAAGGATTATTTCAATGAAACCGAAAAGACGTATTTTATAACTTTTGGATTTAGGCCATATTTTCATGGATTTAAAGATATTGTATTTGGTAAAACCGAACAAGTTTCGATTACAGTTCAAAGAACAAAGTTTTTAATAGATAAAGGAACTGCGATTAGGGACATCACTTCAGTATTCACGCAATTATTTTCTGGCGGTGATACTAAAAAAAATTACGAAGATAAAATTATTTTTGAAGATGATAAACATCTTTATTATCAAGTAAGAACATCAGCTGACCAATCTTTTGTCATAACAAATACAGGAATGGATAGATTAACATTCTCTGTAAAAGATGGTAAAGTAGTTGAAACTGAGTTTGAAATAGATAGTGAATCGGGTTCTACGAGAAAGAAAAAAGGTTATCTAGATTATGGTTCACTTGTAGTTAAGTTATTAGAACCACTTCCAGGTAATATTGATTTAAATACGCAAGTTTGGATAAGTAAGCAAATTATTCCAACAATAGTAGAATCAATTGTAATAACAGATGAAGATGATGATAAATGTCTTCCTCTCAGACCAAATTTTGGTACTGATGTAATTAACGAAACTGGTCTACAATATTTTGATGAAATTATATCAAGTGGCAGTTTAACATCTACTCAATTAGTAAATAAATACATTTCTCAAAGTGCATTTAATTTAGAAGATTTACAAATTGATTATACAAGTGGTAGTAATGTAGGAACTGAATATTTTTTAAAGTTTGATAACTTTGTAAATTTTGGTGGAGCTTTAACTAGAATAGAAAATTTCCAATATAAAATTGGAACAATAGAAGATTGGCAAAATAAAATAAATTCAACACTTTATTCTGCAAGTTTACTTTCAACATCTTCAAATTCATTATTAACAAGTGCATCGTATAATGATAAGATTCAAATTATAAAAAACGGTTTTGATGGATTTGAGAAAAAAATGTATGAAGATTTTTCAATCACATCTTCAATTAGTTCATTTTTTACATCTCAATCAATTTACGCTGAAATATATGATAGAGAAAATAAAAATTATTTAGTAAAACATATACCACAGTATATTCAGGAAAGCTCAGATAATGTTGAGTATCTAACCTTTTTGGAAATGATTGGTCAACATTTTGATATTGTTTGGTCTTATATTAATGGTATAAATAGAGTAAAAAAAGTAGAACACAAAGCAGTTGATGGTATAACGGATAAATTAGTATATGAATTATTGGAATCATTTGGATGGGATCCTAAAAATCCATTTGAAGGAAAACAATTATGGAATTATGCATTTGGATTAAATGATGATAATTCATCATCAGTAAATACAAATAGTATTGGAAATAATGTAGTTAGTTCATACACACCGGATGCAGCCAAAAAACAAGTTTGGAGAAGAATTCTTAATAACTTACCTTATCTTTTAAAACATAAAGGTACTAGAAAATCAATAAATGCAATTTTATCTTGCTATGGTGTACCTTCTTCGTTATTGACAATAATTGAATTTGGTGGGCCTTCAAACACCCCATCTGAAACAAATAAGTTTACTTATGAAGATAGAAGTGCAGTTTTAAATGTAAGTGGAAGTGATTATCTTAGATTACCTTGGATAAATGGAATACCTGATGCTGTTCAAATTAGATTTAAGACAACTAATAAAGTTGAATCGGAAATACTAAGAGGAGTTTCTGGAAGTAATTATTGGAAGGTTAGTATTGAACCAACTGGAAGTGCTTTATTTGGAAATCTTAATTTTGAATTAGTAAATGATAGAGTTTATGTTGATATTCTAGATTTAGAAGTAACATCCTCATACACAAGTAGTGTGAGTATAAATAACATACCTCTTTATGATGGAGAATTTAAATTTCTTACCGTTCAAAAAACATCAGGAACAGAATCTGGTTTATTATATGATACATACACAATTGATGTAAGAGAATCGATTAATGATAGAATCAAATTAAATAAAAGTGCATCTCTAACATTGCAGGTATCATCATCTAATGCATTAAGTGATACAAATGTTTATTATTCAGGCTCAGCGTGGGATTATGATTCTACTTTATACATAAATGGAAGTGGTTCAAATGGTTTAGTTGGTTCTATTGATGAATTTAGATTATGGAATGTGGCGTTGTCATCATCGGTGATATCATCTCATACTCTAAATCCAGATGTAATATTTGGTAATCACGTATCATCTTCAACTGATGACCTTTTATTCCGTTTAGATTTTGAATACCCTAAGAACCTTTATTTAACTGCTTCTATTAAAAATGTTGCACCTGTAACACAATCGTATTGGGGAGGAGCTACCGCTAGTATAAATTCAAACTATACCGGTTCAAATACATATCCATATCAATATGAGAGTTACGAAAGATTTGTAACCGCTGAAGTACCTCAAATTGGATTTGTTGGAAAAGATAAAGTAAGACTTGAAGATATTGAATTAGTTGGGCAATTATCATATAAACAAAGGGCAACTAAAAAGGCTTTTGATAGAGCACCAATTGATTCAAATAGATTAGGATTGTTTTTCTCTCCGGTAAAAGAATTGAATTTAGATATTCTTCGTTCTTTAGGAGCAATAAATATCGGTGATTACATAGGAGATTGGAATGATGAATATGGAAAAGATTCATATCCAAATTTAGTAGAATTAAGAAACTATTATTTCCAAAGAACAAATTTAGATTTTGAACAATATATTAGGTTAATTAAATCAGTTGATAAATCTTTATTTGATATGTTAGAACAGGTTATTCCTGCGAGAGCTAATGTATCAAAGGGAATTTTAATAGAACCTTCTTTATTAGATAGAAGTAAAATTAAAATAAATAAACCTGTTGCAGAAAATATATACTATTCAGCATCATTTGATTTAACAAGTACTCAGAATATTACATCTGAAGTTCCTTATTTTACAGGAAGTTTAGATATGGAATCGGGAGTGATTTTAGAGGGAAGTACTCCATTTTATTCATCTTCTTATAGTGTGGATAATTTGGTAAATGTAGAATCATCTTATCTTTATTTCACTGGAAGTGATTCCATAATAAGTGATGAAATGGTAAGCGGGGATATAGTTTACAATTCCGGTTCAACTATGGGAGGAATTGAAATTATTATTGATGCGGGATTACAAAATCCTACAATTTTAGGTGAGTATGATTTGGAAAATTCATATCAACAGGTTGGAAACGATCCAGAATCTCCGTTTAGTTTAGGATTTGGATTATTTGGCGAAAAAGGAGCTTTGGATAGAACTTATTTCAGAAACGATGGAACATTGGTATTAACACAAAGGTATAACGCATACTTATTGACAATAAGATATGGTAGATATGTACCAAAGAGAGTTCCTGCTAATGGAGTATCTTCATCTTTATATAACACTCAAAAATTAGGAGCCAATGATAAAATTGAAGTTGAATTGGTTTATAGATATGAAAAGAAATTAGTTTTGATAAGTCCGTTCGATGAAAAAGCGGCTAACGCTTTTAGAAGTCCAACTGCACATTCGTTCTATACTGATATAGTGGCTGCATTAGGAGTATATCCTTATGGTAAAGGTATTGTGACTGCAATTGAAATATTTGATGGATATACATCTGGACACTATCGAAATACTAAAGATACTTCTAGAGGATTAGAAAATAGTTTTTATGAAGGTTCAAAGCAAACTTCATTGACAACAATCGATGGTACATCGGCGGTTGAAGTGTTTGTAACTAATCCAAATAGATTAAGAGTTGCGGCTTCCGGTAGAGGTTCTGGTGAACCAATTTTGGAAGTTGATTAAAAAAAAGTAATAAAACTTAAAGGTTATATATTTATTATTAAAAAAGACCAAAACATTATAAAATGGCTTACTTAGATAATTCAGAAATCATCGTAGATGCTATCCTTACAAAAAAGGGTAGAGAAAAGTTAGCAGCAGGTCAATCTTTAAATATCACTCAATTCGCATTGGGAGATGATGAGATTGATTACCAATTATATGATGCAGCTCACCCAAAAGGTTCTGCGTATTATGATGCTGCAATTAAAGCAATTCCTATTTTGGAAGCATCTCCAGATGAAACACAAGTTCTTAGATATAAACTTGTAACACTACCAAAAGGAACAACAAAAATACCTCAGGTATCAATCAGCATGACAGCGATTACTACCAATCAACAAAGAGGTAAAGTTACTATAACACCAACAACTTCACCAGCGGGTAATTTAACTTCTGGTTATACGGCGGTATTGGCAGATAAAACTGCAGGAACATTAGTAGGATTGGGAGTTGCTGCGGCTGGACAGATTTCAGTTAGTGATTCAATAGCAGCAACTGCAGATGTAAAGAGAGGAGCTACTTTTGAATTTATTCCTAACCCTGCACTTACTGCAACAGTTGTAACAACTTTGACAGTTTATGGAAACGAAACCGGAGGTTCAGTTTCTATTCCTGTGACAGTAAACTATGTAGCATAAAAAAATTAAAATAGAAAATGGCACAAATTACAGGAGCACAAGGAGCAGCAGTAACACAACAATTATCCCAATATCTTATTGATAATGCGGGGGTTATTGATGCAACTGCGATTGCAAACATAATCAACAACGCATTACCTCCTAATGAAAGATTAGGTGTAGCGAGTGGTGGTGTATTATCTCAAGGAATATTTAAGAAGTTTGGTGAATTTGATAAAATTTCAAATAAAATTGAAGTTGTAACTGAAGGTTTATGGAGTAATGGAAGTGGTAGCTTAGATTCAACAATAGCAACTGGATCTACTTCAACAATTGCAGGTCATAGCGGTTCAGATGCATCTAAGTATTATATTAATGTTTATTTGACTGGTTCTAACACCGGTTCATCTGCACCAGTTGAGTTCGCTATTGCTTATGGGCATAAATATGGTAGTGGTTCAGTACAATTAACCACATCGGATTCCGCTTTATTACCAACAAAAGCTATTTATTCTCAGTATAGAATACTATTAAATGATAACTTTGAGGGTGAAGCAGATGAATTCTTTACAGTATATTCATCATCAATTGAAGATGGATATTCAATAGACCACGCTTATGTTATTAATTTAGCAAGAGCAAGATATAGACAACAAGCTGATGCTGGAAACTTAACACTTTCAATTTCCGGTTCGACAAGAACAATTACATTAATTGATGATAGTGGTAAGAAATTTTCTGATAAAGAAGGTAAGGCAGGAACTGTATTTAATATAGTTTCCGGTTCAACTAATTTGGGAACTGAAGCGAGTGCAACTATCAATACATATACCGCATCAAATGCACAGGGATTTGGTAAATTTTATCCGAAATTGGGTATTATTTTGCTGAACCCAACTGCAATTGCAGCTGCAGCCGGTGATATATTATTACCATCGACAGCATCTGCACCTTCTGTTGAAACGTATAATCATAATAAATTATTCAATGCAATTAAAGGTGGTGGTGATTTTGAAATGAGAAGAACTGAAAACGTATCAACTCAACACTTCTTTGTAAGAGCAACAAATAGAGAATTTAACTTCTCTAATAATCCTACATTTGTAAGTGGTTCAGATGGTACATTTAGAGAACCTTCATTTGAATCTGATCCGAAAACATATATAACATCAGTTGGTTTATTCAACGATGCTAATGAACTTATGGCTGTGGCTAAAACTTCACAACCAATAGCAAAATCCTTCGATAAGGAGGTATTAATTAAGGTAAAACTTGATTTTTAAATTTAATTTTTAAACCTTAATTTTAAATAACCCGCTTCGGCGGGTTTTTTATTATTGTATATTTATAGGTGATATGTTTAAATCCATCCAAAAATCAGATATTACAATTAGACCATTTAAAGTCTATAAAAACTGGACTTTAGATCATACGACTGTTCCTATTCGTGCGGTTGAACATCTATCGGGATCTTTTGAAAATAATGAAAATAGAGAAGTAGGGGGGTTTAAAGAATACTCTTTATATAAGGGAGTAAAACAACTTTTTTATTCAAATTCTGCAAAACAAGTAGGAGTTGTTACAAATTGGAATGCTAGAAAGCATAATGCTAATCAAATAAAAAGATATGAGATAAATCTATCTTCTAATTTAGCAACACCTGTAACATCATCATATTCGAATTATTATTCTCAATCCGAAAGAAAGTATATAAATGAATTTCAGCAATTTTTAGACCAAAACAATTATTATGTAAATGATACGGGTGTAATATTTGAGGGTAAATTTACCGATGTTACAAAGGTTTATGGTGTGATGGATAATTATGCTTCATACACAGAGAGGGTTTTGGGAGATAGATTTTTAATGTGGAGTATTCCTCAGAGGTATGTTGGGGAAGGTATAAAGCCTAATTCATTAAGAATACAAAACTATACCACGAATGATTTAATTACAGATGATGGTAAGGGTAATTTAGTATTCGATGGTAAGAATTTTGTTGAAGTAACTGCAATTGATATTGAAAATGATACCATTACTTTTTTAATGAATGATGGTATATCCTATACAATGGATTTAATATCCTTTAATGCAGGTGATGAAGAAAGTAATACACCAGGAAGTTTTGTAGTAAGTTATAATGGAAGTCCAAATGCATCAACTGAAATATTTAGTTACGATATTCAGAGTAATAATTTATATGCCGTAGGTACATTTAATTTTCCATTAGAATTAAGTAGATACAATGGAGCGAGTACAATAGGTAATATATTTTACTCAAATGGTATAATCATACTTACTTATGGGGTTGAAAGATATAGAGACACATTAGAAGAGGGTGAAAACTATAATTTTGGCGATGATGATAATTGGGATATGAGATTCCAATCTACTAAAACTATCTATGAAAATGAAGTATTTTTGGAAATAAATCCAAATGAATTTAACTACTCAACTAATCCATCTGCAACTAAATTTTATAACGGAGATGTTTATGTAAGAAAATACATTCCATTTACACCAGGAAGTGTAACTTCTCCTACTAATGAATATAATTTAGATTTTAGATTAGTATCTGATTTTGATGGTACTACTAAGATAGGGTTTGATGAATATGAATACAGCTCATCAATAGACCCAACTGGTTCATATTTAGCACCTTATGTTACAACAATAGGTTTATATGATGAAAATTATGATATGGTTGCGGTGGCAAAAATACCATCTAAACCTAAATCAACTCCGGATTATCCAATCAATTTCGTTATTCGTTTCGATACTTAATATTTATATAAAACAAAGACAAAATGGCACAACTAATAGACTTGTACAAAGATTCAAAACTTGCTGAAAAGAATGCACCAAACCAAAAAGTTGATTTTATTAAAACTAAGGTTGGAGGAGCAATCGCAGTAAAGGGATTTACTTCAAAAGCATTAATAGGTAATACAGACTATAATTTAGAAGAAAGAGTGTTATCAGCAGCAAGAAAGGGACAGGCTGACTTAACAAAATATACTGATACAATAAAACGATAATAATCGATACGGTTACGTTATGTGGAAATACAAAGAAAGTATAATCTCTGATATATCTCAGATTCCTGAGGGAGCATTTGGGTTTGTATATGAGGTAGTATATCTCCCATCTGGGAAACGATATGTTGGTAGGAAACAACTTATATCAATAACCACAAAAGCATTGGGCAAAAGGGAGATATCAGAGCTTACTGATAAAAGAGCGAGTAAAAAAAAGAAAGTTCAAAAGGAGAGTGATTGGAAAACATACTATGGTTCTCACTCTGAAATTAAACAGCTTATTAAAGAAGGGAAACAGGAAGAATTTGAGAGAACAATTCTTCAATTTGCATATTCTCCAAAGCATCTTACATACTTAGAAACAAAGTACTTATTTTCATTAGAAGTATTAGAAAATTCGGATTTGTATTTCAATGATAATATTTTAGGAAAATTTTTTAGAAAAGATATACCATCTAAATGACAAACTTATTATTGAATTTTGGTTGTTCTTTTACCTATGGAGAGGGATTAGAGTTTCATTATTGGAAGGAAAATTATCCTAAAACCTTTGAATTATATAGAAATAAGGTAACATACTATCCATCGAGTTTAATAATGATTTCTTTGGAGGAATTGATTGCTTACCGAGAAAAAAATAGATATTCTGGCATTTTAAAGAATTTTTTAAACTTAAATTTATTAGGTAAAAGTGAGAATGGTGGGAACAATTATAGAAATATTGAAAGACTCGAACTTTTAATCAATTACTTAAAAATAGAAACTAATTATGTTCCAAAATATTGCGTGTTTCAGTTTACAAATATAATAAGGGATATATTAGAATTCACACATAATCCGCATGGATATGATATAGGAGATGATGGGGTGAAGTGGCTAGGTGCTGAAAAGAAAAAAGAGGTTGTTGAAAGTCTTAACTTATTAGATGACCCAATGCGAAGAACAAGTATAAATCAAACAGTGGCAGATGTATTCTTTGTAGTATTCGGTAGATTAATTGAAAATTTTAGAGTATTGGAATCTATGGGGTGTAAGTGTGTATTTTTTATGGGATTAGAAGATTTCTATTCATATCATTTAGTGGAGAGTACTATAAAGACAAACGAATTTTATATGCCAATTATTTTTAATGGACACGAATATAGAAGTTGGGATGCTATGAACAAAGATTGTTATCTAACCCTTAAGCAAAATATTGGAGTAAATGATGATCATCCTTGTTTAGATTCACATAAATGGTTAGCTAACCAACTATATAAGAAATATCTTCAGCTTACAAAATAGTATAGATGAAAAAACTTTATCTATTTGGCGATTCTTTTTCAATGATAGATACAACCCTGAAAGAATATAACCAAAAATATTTGGAAGTTAATGCTCATTATTCAATTTCAAATGAGCATATTATAAAATTAGCAAAGTTAAAATTAATAAAATTAATAAAAGAGGGTGCAAGAAATTGTAATATTCTTATTCAATTGACCGTGCCAAACCGTATGTTGGTTATCAGTAGTGATAAGTTAAAACATTCAATTACAAATCCAGCAAATCTTTCATATTCATACGACCATCTTCTATTTTCGGATTTAGATATCTTTGAAAAGGATATGTATTCAACTTTGTATCCATACACATCAATAGAAAAAGATTTTGCTTTTAAAAATTTATTTGTCCCATATCAAACCCTAATTGTAGAAAATAATCATAGAAAACTAATTAAAGATTGGCAAACTGAATTAGAACTTTTAATTTTATTAGGTAAATCGAATGATATTAATGTTGAATTTTTTTATTATACAAATGATTATGATGTGATTCTTAATAAATTTGAGGCCGGGTTACACATTAGATTCGGAGAATATCATAGTTTGGAAACTTTCTTAAAGAAAAATTTTGATTATTCATATTTTTTTTCTAAATTAGATAAACATTTTAACCAAAATGGGATATTTTGGTATTTAAAGCTTCTTAAAGAAAGATATGATTTCTGAAATTGATAAACAATTTGTAAAGAATAAAATTGATGATGTTTTAGGAGGTGGAAGAAATTTGGGCAAAGATGAGATTCAATATTATTGCCCCTTTTGCTCACACCACAAACCTAAACTGCAAGTCAATTTAGAATCTCAAAAATGGAGATGTTGGGTATGTGATTCCAAAGGTAAAAAAATATACACTCTTCTTCGTAAATTGCAAGTCGATAGAGAAGTAATAGTAAAGGTTAATACTATTTACAATGAAGCAAATATTGGTGGAGATGTAAGAGATGAAGAACAAATTGAACTAAAATTACCTTCTGAATATAAAACCATTTTAGATAACCAGCACATTATAGAATATAAAGTTGCATATAACTATCTTAGAAAAAGGGGTATAAGTGATAATGATATTCTTAAACACCGAATAGGTTATTGCGATAGTGGGTTATACAAAGGTAGGGTTATTATACCATCTTATGATTCAGATAGCAGATTAAATTTCTTTATAGCTAGAAGTATCTATCCCAATGAAAATATGAAGTATAAGAATCCTCCTGTATCAAAAAATATAATTGGATTTGATTCAACTATAAATTGGGATATGCCTATAACACTTTGTGAAGGGGCATTTGATGCAATTGCAATTAAAAGAAATGCAGTGCCTATTTTTGGTAAAACTCTTCCCAAAGTTTTAAGTGATAAGATTCTAACAAAAAAACCATCAGTTAATATTGTATTGGATAAAGATGCTATGGGAGATGCTGTTAAGCATTATCAATATCTAACTAATAATGGAATTGATTGTAAAATAATAACTCTGAATGGGAAAGACCCTTCGGAAATGGGATTTACCGAAGTAACAAAACAAATAGAAACAAATACAACTTCATCATTTGAAGATTTAATAAAACTTAAACTATCATTATAAAATGGATACTAATACATCGTATAAATTTGCATTGGGTACAATTCTAATCATAGGAATTATTGCAATTGCTTTAAGCATGAACCACAATAAAGAAAATATAACAACCGCTGAAAAAAGTTATTTAGTTAAATTGGAACAAATTGATTCTTTACAAGATGTAATTGATTCTCTACAAACTGAATTGAAATTTCAAGACGATGGGTTTGATACTAAGGAAAATAGATACGAAGATATTATTAGTGAATATGAAATTGGATTATCTTATTTAAAAGATTATCATCCGGCTGCATATAAAGATTTTCATCGTATAATTGGAATGAGAGAAAGATATAGTAGAAATTTGGATAGAGAAAATAAAGAAAGGTTAAAAATGAATAAAGATGAATAACATAGATAAATCATATCAAAATTTACTACAAGATATTTTAGATAATGGTATTCAGAAAGGTGATAGAACTGGAACTGGAACTATATCAGTATTTGGTAGACAGATTCGCCACAAAATGAGCGAAGGGTTTCCTTTGCTTACTACAAAGAAGATGGCATGGAAAACTATGGTGACAGAACTCCTATGGTTTTTAAGAGGTGATACTAACATCAAATATTTAGTTGATAATGGGTGTCATATTTGGGATGGAGATGCATACAAACGATATGAAAGAGTTTGGAATTGGGATTTAGATGAACCCCTACCAATGAAAGATTTTATTGAAAGAATAAAAACCGATGATGAATTCGCTAAGATATGGGGTGAATTGGGGCCAATTTATGGTAAACAATGGAGAGATTGGAATGGGATAAACCAAATCCAAAACTTAATCAACGAACTTAAAACAAATCCTGATAGTAGAAGATTGATGGTAAATGCTTGGAATGTAGGTGAGTTAAACGAAATGGTTTTACCGCCTTGTCATTATGGATTTCAAGTTTATACAAGACCATCTACACGAGATGAGAAAATAGTAAATCCCGGTAAGTATCATACAATATCTTTAATGTGGAATCAAAGAAGTGTGGATACATTTTTAGGATTACCATTTAATATTGCTTCTTATGGATTATTATTAGAAATGATTGCAGATGAAGTACAAATGATACCCGATGAATTGATCGGTAATTTAGGTGATACTCATTTATATTTAAACCATATTGAACAGGCTAAAGAACAAATTAGTAGAACTCCTTATCAGTTACCAACAGTTCATGTAAGAGGTGGAATGGAATCATTTATGCCAGATGATATTATTTTAGAAAATTATATATCACATCCAACGATAAAAGCACCCTTAAGTAATTGATATGTTAATTCATATAACACCCGATGAATTAGAAGAGGAGTTTAGAGATAGTTGGAGAATGGGGTTTATATCCCAACCATCTATTGATTATGCTGATAATGCAATCTATGCGGTGTTTGAAGGAAAACAAGTAATTATATTTAGATTTAAGAATTATGGTTTTATAAACGATAATCGATATAATACCTATGATATTTCAGCGGGTAAGGCCGGTATAACAATAAAAATAAAAAGGAATGGCATTTAAACCAATCAAAGTAAATAAAAATTGGGGATATGAATTATGGATTCATAATGATGAGCAGTATTGTGGTAAATTGTTAGTTTTTCCCAATGAAGGAAATCGATTCTCAATGCATTATCACATGATTAAAAATGAAACGTGGTATGTTCAGAAAGGAGCATTTGAATTTCATTGGATTGATACTGATGAAGCAAAACTACATAAAGAAATTCTTAATGTTGGAGAGTGTGTTTATATAGATAGAGGTAAGCCTCATCAACTAATCGCATTAGAGCCTGAATCGATAGTATTTGAAGTATCAACTCAACACTTCGATGATGATAGTTACCGAATTTACCGAAATAATCCAAACGATTTATTATGACATACATAACAGCACACCTTCCATCATTAGAAGATTTAAAAAGGCAATTAGAACAAGATCCCGACAAATTAAGGATATATGCAAAATATATGGGATATGAAGGCCCTTCGGAATCAATGGATTATTTAGAAGTTAAATTAAAAGAATATTTCGAAGCTAAAAAATTAGAAAAATAATTTGGATATATCCCATTTTTTTCGTATCTTTACACTAAGAAATATACTATGATCAAGTTAGATAATGTTAAATACATCTATCACTTAGCCGATTTGCATATTCGTAATCTAAAAAGGCATAAGGAGTATAGAGAAGTATTAAATAAATTTTTATCCGATGTGGATTCTCAAAATTTAGAGGATTCCATAATCTACTTAGCGGGTGATATTGCTCACGCTAAAACTGAAATGTCTCCAGAATTAGTTAGAGAAATCACTTGGTTTTTTACTGAGTGTGCAAAAAGGAGACCTACATTTGTTATCACAGGAAATCACGATTGTAACCTAAACAATAAAGACCGTTTAGATGTTCTTACTCCTATATGTGATAATCTTTCACTTCCAAATTTAGTTTATTTAAGAGATACCGGTGTATATCAAATCACCGATGATATAACTTTTACTGTTTACTCAATTTTAGATAAAAAAGAAAATTGGCCTAAAGGTAAAGATGTAAATGGTAATAAGAAAATTTGTTTCTTTCACGGGCCTGTTGATGCGGCAAAAACTGATATTGGTTATGTGGTATCTTCTCACAATTTCACACCCGATATGTTTGATGGGTTTGATATGGTGTTAATGGGAGATATTCACAAAAGACAAGTTGTTCAACAAAGAGATAAAGCAAATGGGAAACCGATAGTAGTTTATGCCGGTTCAACTGTCCAACAAAATCACGGAGAATACTTAGAGAATCATGGTTATCTTCTTTGGAATGTAGAAACCGAAACATTTGAAGAATTTAACATTCATAATGATTATGGATATCTAACTATTGATGTTGTAAATGGAGTGATTCCACAATGGGTTAAAGATGAAATTGGAACTAAATTACCTAAACAACCTAGATTAAGAGTTCGTTTCTCTGATACTGAAGTAAGTGATATTAAATTAGTATCAGCTGAATTACAACAAATGTTTAAGGTAAACGAAATTACAATTACCAAACAGGATACTCTTAATTCACTTAAATCAAAGAACCGAAACGCTAGAAACTTAGCGGGTAATGTTAAAGACCCAAATGTTCAGAATGGATTGATTAGAGAATATTTGGAAAGGCAGTTTTTATTAGATGATCAAACATTGGATAAGATTGTTGAAATAAACAATAAGGTAAATCTTAAAATTACACATGAGGATACCGATAATATCCTTTGGATTCCCAAATCATTTGAATTCAGTAATATGTTTTCTTATGGTGAAGGTAATAAAATAAATTTTGAAAACGCAAGGGGTATCATAGGATTATTCGCACCAAACACTCAGGGTAAATCATCTCTATTTGATTCACTTTCATTTTGCATTTTTGATAAGTGTAGTAGAGCATTTAAGGCTACTCACATTATGAATAATCAAAAAGATACATTCAGTTGTAAATTCAATTTTGAAATTGATGCAGTGGATTATTTTATTGAAAGAGAAGCTCATACTACAAAGGGTGGTAATGTAAAGGTAAATGTAAACTTTTATAGAATAGTGGATGGTGTAGAAGAATCTTTAAATGGTGAGGAGAGAAGAGATACAAATGATATCATTCGCAAATACTTAGGTACTTATGAAGACTTTGTAATGACGTCTTTATCATTGCAGGGTAATAATGCATTATTCATTGATAAATCGCAATCAGAAAGAAAAGATATTCTTGCTCAATATATTGGTGTAAATGTATTTGATAAGTTATTTGATGTAGTAAACGAAGATAACAAAGAGGCATCCATATTATTAAAGAACTTTAAGAAAGATGATTTTTCACAAAGATTAGCAGAATTAGAAAGTACTATATCACAAGGAGAAAATAAATTCGATTTATTAGTTGAAGAGAAAGAAGATTTAGAATCTGATAAAACTGAAATAGAAAAAAAATTATCTAATTTAGAATCTCAAATTATACAAACAACTCTTACATTAGATTTAGATGAAGAAACTAAAAAATTAAACTTATTCACTTCATCGTTGGCATCTCATACCACTAAGTTGGAAAAGATGGAAACCCAACTTACTCAAGCGGAAGGTATAGTATTAGAATTGATAGAACAAGAAAAGATTTTATCTAAATTTACTATTGGAGACGACGTTATAGATATTGAAACCGCTTATTCGGATTATAAATCTAAGAAATCCGATTTGATAGAAGCTGAGAAGGTTCACTCAAATGCTAAAATTTATTTGAATAGTGCAAATGAAAAAATTCAACATTTAGAAAATCACAAATATGATCCTAATTGTGAATTTTGTTGTGATAATGCATTCGTAAAAGATGCAATGAATGCTAAGAATTCATTACCTCAATTAGAATTAATTGTAGAAGAGGCAATGAATGATGTAAGTGGTATTCTCCAAACATTACAAATATTGGATGGTATAGAAGAAGCATATAAATCATACCAAACGAAAAATAAAGAAATAAATGATTCCAAAACATTAGTTAGTAGAATTAAAGAACAAATATCTAAAACTAAATTGGATATTAGGGATTGTGAAGATGGTATTAAACTATCAACTGCTAACATTGAGGAGTATCATAAGAATAAAGAGCAAATTGAAACAAATAAACAACTTCGTAAGAATATTGCTGATACTAAACAAATAGTAGAGGGTATTAAGAAAGAGTTGAAAAGAAAGGGAGATGAAATATTAGATATCAATACTACTATTTCAAAAGCTAGACAGGAGAAGACAACGATTGAAGATAATATCGCTAAGATTAAAGAATTAGAGGAAACCAATAAATTATACGAATACTATTTAGATGCGGTAAAAAGAGATGGTATTTCTTATGAGTTGATTTCTAAAACACTCCCATCTATTGAAGGTGAGATTAATAACATTTTAGGTCAAATAGTAGAGTTCAGTATGAACTTACAAATGGATGGTAAGAATGTAAATGCTTATATCAATTATGGAGATAGTAGGAAGTGGCCTTTGGAGATGTGTAGTGGTATGGAGAAGTTTATTAGTGGATTGGCTATAAGGGTTGCATTAATCAATATTTGTAACCTACCACGTCCAAACTTCTTAGTAATTGATGAGGGATTCGGTACATTGGATAGTGAGAATTTACAATCACTATTTATGGCTTTTGCTTATCTAAAAACTCAATTTGAATTTGTGATTGTAATTTCACATATTGATTCTATGAGAGATGTGGTGGATACTCTTTTAGAAATTAAGAAAGATAACGGATTTAGTTCTGTTAAGTTTTAACTCTTTCCGCCGGTAGTATATTTCTAACTTTTGAAGTGGTTCGTATTTTTTCTTTAATTAGATTAGATACGAACCTACTCATTTTGTAACCTCTCTCATCACAATACTCTTTTAATGCAGTATGAACCTCTTTTGGGAGTTGTAACATAGCATATTGTTCTGATTTCTTTATCATTCTTTAGATTTCTTTAGTTTTTACTTATATAAATACATATAAGAGATATTTATTTTTGAATAAGAATTTAGAAATGTCTAGAATAAAAAAAACTTCCCCACTACTTAATTTATCAAACTTTCAAACTTTTATAGTTGATAATAATCCCCTTTCTCAGTATTTTAAAATTTCCGAATTAGGAGATTTATTTACTGCGGGTAAAAATGGTTTTTTAATAGAGGGTTCTACATTTCTTAAACCATCTACTGAAATTAAAATTGAAGTATTAGATACCGAAGGTAATCCATTATTTGTTGAACCAGGTGAAGGTATTCCAGAATATTATGAAGGGTTATCCAAATTAATTGGTGTATATGTTTACGAAGATACTCCAATTGGAATTGGTAAAATTACAATTTTAGGGGAATTAGATACGTGGTTAGATGAAAATGGATTTCCACAACCTATACCTGAAGATTGGGCTGGAATTTATAACGTTAAATGGGAGAGAGATATTAAAATTAATAAAAATATCCCCAACGAAACTAGAGTTAGGTTTGTAAGAAGACCTGAGGTAATTATTGAAGAATTAAATGAAAGTTTTTATTCTAGAAATTTAGTAAATGCAACTCAAACAGATGGATTAGTAAGAGGTATTGCTTTAACTCCAACAGAAGGAACTACTTTAAGAGGATATAGGGGTGGTATAAGATACTTAGTACAAAAACAAAGTGGTGGATTTTTTGATGGTGGAAATTTTATTTCAGTAACAGGAACAGGAATTCAAAACGCGGAAATAGTTGAATATCTTAATAGTAGCTCAGTTGTTGTAGCAACACCATTTACTTCATCAGATGGATTGGTTTCGAATTTTAGTGGTAAAAATTATTCATTATCATATCAGTATAATCAGAATCCAGTTGCATCATCAATATTAGGTTCGTTTGGTAGATTTGAAATTAATCAACTCCAAACTTTTGTAGGAGATGTAGAGAGAATAAAAGTATTTAAAAAATCAAGAGCATCGAATGTTGACTATGAAGTAATTCAGGATACTAGAGTTGAATCATCTGAAATACTCACTGCAATAGTTTCTGGTTCAGCGATTGATGTTGGTCATTTTAGTGCATCTTATGAAAACGGTCAAAGTTGGAATTCATTTTGGACTACACAAAGTAATGCGGGGGATATATTAGATTCTTCAAAAATTTATAGAGCAGTAAAACTTAGAAATAATAGATTATCAACTAATTTAGGAGATGATATTAGATTAGAAAGTGGTAGTGAGTATGCATTAGAGTTTTACAACTATTACGATACTTCTTCAAATAATCCAAATGATAAATTAAATGTTTACCTAACAAGTACTCTACGAAGTGGAAGTGGTATTTCAAATTATTATCTAACACAAAGTTTAGCAGTCTTAACTGGTTCAAATGAATTTAGAAGTGCAAATAAAAGAGTATATAATTTTGTACCCCCTATAACTGATAATTGGGCAATAAATTTTGAATCATCTAATACAACTTCTAATTCATATTGGCATGTTGGAAGTGTTAGTTTAAAAGCTGCGCATGAATTAGGGTTTTCACCTGATGAATTCAATTTTATAATTCCTATTGATAGAGATTTAGAAAGGGAAACTTTTGATTTTAAATTTGAGTTTTTCGATATTAATAACAATTATGTTCCAATTACGGTAACAAGTGCAAAAACATTTCAAAGTGGTAATATTGGATTAATTGATAAAAATATAATAATCGACACCGATAAACAATTTTTTAATTTTTCATCATCACTAGAAGGTTCTCCCATAGATCAAACAATTAATATTACCGGAACTAAAAACCGAATATTAGGAAATCTCTTAATTACATCACAGGCATTTGATACCGGAGGAATCGAAATACCTGCAGCAACATATTCAAATGCAGGATACTCTTATCCAGGTGCATTATCAAATTATAACGAAGATATATATAGTTTGTCCGCATCTTTAAGTATTGCAAGTTTTACAGGCTCGCTTCATACATCTTCATTAGTTGATAGAATAACATATACATTAACGGAAGTTGAATCGGTTCAGCCATTTATTAAAAGATTTACAATTAATAGATTAGTAGCAGGAGCAAGTGGTGTAAATGGAGATGATGCAAGAATCTTGACTGTTTCTGCAAATACAAACCAATTTATTTATGAACCAACTGGGCCAGGATTAAAACCATCTGGTCAAATTATTCTTATAGATGTAAGAAAGCAAAATTTAGTTTCCGGTTCTTTAACCGTAAATTCTGGATCTGGAGTTCCTGCACTTACTTTATTATCTTCTGATGTAAATGGTGTAACTACATTTAGATTAAATGGAAGTGCATATTCACACTCATTAGGTGAAAGGATTTATGCGTTTACTGGTTCGGATGAATTCTTAAATACTTATTCTGATTCAGTTAAAATTACACCCGTACTAAATTTTGATGGTATATCGGTTGTATTAACAAATGAATCATCAACCTTTCCTGCAAAATCAACTGGAGATATAATTCAAACCTCAGATTTAGCATTAGGTAGTGGTAGTGTAATAATGACAATTAATTCTGCATCTATTGCATATACTGCTAGTGCCCAATTAGGAGCTAATAGATTTACAATACTAAGCCAAACTGCTAGTGGAGTTACTGCAAATGCAATCTCATCAACATCGGCGAGTTATTCTATAAGTGGATTTCCAAACACCGCTGATTCTGGTTCATTGGAATTGGCAATACGATATAAAGCGGGTGATAATTCTACAACTGCTGATTTTAGAAAATTTGTAACATATACTAAGGCAAAAAAAGCTGCTCCGGTATTAGAATTTATAATCGGAAATAATAATCAATCAACTGATGCAAAATCGACCGGTGAACAAATTGGTGCATTTGCAAATTCTTCTTTGGTAGTAAAAGAACAATATAATGGAAGTGCTACTTTTTTAAATTTAGCGGGAGCTCCAACAATCAATAGTAGTTCTGCTTTTACTACTATAACTAAAACCGCAACTTTACTTACCTATCCAACAATGGCAAGTGGGACTGATTCAGTTGAATTATCAGTTACGGGATCAGTAGTTGATTCAGAGGGAGTTAGTAGAACTGTTTTTGGAAATGTATCTTTAACAAAATTAAAAAAAGCGGCACCCGTTTTGGAATTTGTAATAAGCAATAATAATCAATCAGCTGATGCAAAATCAACTGGAGTACAATTAACTTCGTTTAGTGACTCAACGCTTTCAGTAAGAGAAATATATAATGGTTCAACTTCTAACTTAACATTATCAGCTGCCCCAACAATTAATAGTAGTTCTGCTTTTACTACTATTACAAAAAGTGCAACTTTATTATCATATCCTTCAATGGCGAGTGGAACAAACTCGGTAGAATTATTTGTGACTGGTTCAGTAACTGATAGTGAAGGAAGTAGTAGAATAGTATATGGAGGAGTTTCACTTACAAAAGTTAAAAAGGCCGCACCATCTGTTATCCTTACTGCAACTCCTCAAACACAAACTGTTGCAGCAACATCTGCAAGTGTCCAAACAGGAAATCTTAATACAGTTGCCTTAGATGCATTAGAAGGAACTACATCAGTATTTAATTCGGCATCCATATTGCTGAGTAATTTTACCGGTGGAAGTATTTCAACAAAGACATTAACATTAGGTACAATACCGAATGGTGTACCGGCTGCATCTGCGAGTATAGGAATAAATTATACTGATACTGAAGGAACGATAACCAGTAAAACAATTAATGTATCGGCTGTTAAAGCATTGGCGGGAGCTAGTGGTTCGCAGGGAGATCCTGGTACAAATGGAACAAATGGATTGAGAACTGCTACGGGAATGGTGCATTATCAATTAACATCAACATCCGCTCCATCTAACCCAACCGCAACATCATATACATTTAGTAATGGAACATTTAGTGGATTAACTGCGAATTGGGGGACAGGTGCACCTACTTACGCGAGTGGTAATACTAACAAATATTGGTATTCATTTTTTACCGCTGTTGAAACATCTCCTGGATCTGGAGTTGGTAATGTAACTTTTGGTAACTCAACTCAAGCAATTGGTTTTAGTGGGTTAGTATCATTTACAGGAGCGAATGGGGTAAGTGATGGTTCTAATGCTCTTACTTTTGGGGTAGCTGGTACAACATTGATTAATGGTAGTAATATATCAACTGGAAGGATTACTTCAACGAATATATCTTTACCAGCTGGATTTAATTACGCTAATGGAAAATATGTAAATGCGGGGACTTTAATAAACTTAGATAGTGGAAGTATTCATACTAAAAACTTTTTTATAAGTTCTAGTGGTGATGCGGAATTTAAAGGTAGATTAAGTGCGGTAGGCGGAACTTTTACCGGTGAGTTAGTGGCAGCGAGTGGATATTTTAGTGGTTCTATTGCGGCAACAGATGGTTATATTGGAAATTGGGTTTTGACTGGGCCAACACTATACGCTAGTGCAAATAATAGAAAAGCTCAATTATCAGCAGTAATTCCCTCAATGGAATTTTATAGTGGAAGTAGTTTGGTTGTAGATATAAACGCTAATACTTCATTATCTCCAAAAACAGCTGCAACTATTACTCCATCTCCAACTTCTGCAAATCAAAGTACGGCTTTATCAAATCAAACCTATGCAGCGGTAGCAGGTACTGAATACTACTATTCATCGGCAGAATTTTTAAGTGGAAATACTTCAACATTTTCAATAGGAGCAGGAAGTGCATTAATAGGTAAAACTTGCGCATTAAATGCAACTGTAGGAGGGGCGACTGGAAATAGCTTTGGTGCTTCCGGTGATGATGTTGTTCCTCCTAATAATTTATTATACCAAAGATTTAGTTTTAGTTATGGATTTAGAGTTACTGGGCCTGGTGGACTTTCTCAAGATATTACAACTGCGTATGATGGGAGTACGGTTAGGGGTGGTATAGGGCCATACACTATAAGTCAAACATATACTTCCCAAACTTTATCAACTACGTTTGTTTTGGCTCAAGGTACATACACTATAACTCCAATTTTAACTGGCATATATGCGGGAGCTGTTATGCAAATAGCAGCTCCACCGGCTCTTTTTTCATTAAATATGACCAGTCCATCTTTAAGTTCTATTGAAGCCGCGATTCCTGTATCAAAAACTGAATTAGCTGCTGGAGGTATGCAGGTTGTATTTAGTAGTACAAGATTTATAGAAGTTCAAAGAGCTAACAACTCAGATTTCGTAAGTATTGGAGGTGGATTAACTTGTACAGGAGATGTTACTGCAAATACTTCGGATAGGAGATTAAAAGAGGATATAAGAATTATAGATAGTCCATTAGAAAAAATAGAAAATATACGAGGTGTATTTTTTAAATGGACAAATGAAGCTAAGAAAAAAACTGGAAATGAAACTGATGAGGAACAAGTTGGATTTATAGCACAAGAAGTTAGAGATGTATTACCTCATATTGTAAAACCTGCGCCATTTGATAAAGATATGTCGACTGGAAAATCAATAAGTGGGGAAAATTATTTGACAATCCAATATGAAAAAATAGTTCCGCTGTTATTAGAAGGGATAAAAGAATTGAAAAAAGAAATAGACGAATTAAAAAAGAATAGGTAATGCCGATACCATCATCAGGAGCGATTAAAATGTCTGAAATACGAGATGCGTTGGGTTTAACTCCAGCATCTCCATCTGGTACGTCATTAAGAGAATATAATAGATTAGCAAAAATAGCAACTGGGTTAGCAAAATTTGATACTCCTGATGTAATGTCGGATTTTTATAATTATTCAGGAGCACCAAGTCCTACTCCGAGTCCGACTCCTGCGCCAACTCCTACTCCGAGTCCGACTCCAAGCCCAACGCCATCACCCACACCTGCGCCAACTCCAACTCCGAGTCCAACTCCGAGTCCAACTCCGAGTCCAACACCATCACCTACACCTGCACCAACTTATGCAGCGATAACTGTGACAAATGGAACGGTGACTTGTCTTGGTGGAAAGAGTTATTGGACAACTACTTGGAGTGGAGGTACTGGAAATATGAGTTGGATAGCAATAGGAACTTCTGAATCAAACGCAATTAGTGCAGTGAATGGTATAACTGGAACTAGAGTTAATATAGGTGGAGAACCAAATTATGCTTGGGGGCCAGTTGATAATGGTGATTGGTGGGTAGCTGTTAAAGATAGTGCTGGAAATATCGGTATTAGTACAAAATTAACTCTCGCTTGTGTAGCTCCAACACCTGCACCGACACCTTCGCCTACTCCATCACCGACACCATCTCCTACACCGGCTCCAACACCATCTCCTACGCCGGCTCCAACATACGCTGCAATTTCAGTTATTAATGGGGAACCTGATTGTATTGGTGGTTCAAACTATTGGACAACTACTTGGAGTGGAGGTACGGGAAATATGTCATTTATTGCTTTAGGTACATCTGAATCAAACGCTATTCAGATAGTAAATGGATCTTTACCTGGAAGAATTAGTATAGGCGGTGAGCCAAATTATTCGTGGGGCCCTGTTGCAAACGGAGATTATTGGGTGGCAGTTAGAGATAGCGCGGGTAATGTTGGATTGAGTTCTAAACTAACATTAAGTTGTGTGGCTCCAACTCCATCGCCGACACCATCACCGACACCATCACCTACGCCGGCTCCTTCTACAAATACATTCTTAGTGGCCATTTCAAATGACCTGAATAGTATATGTAGTGTATTAACAACTAGAAGTGTAAGAGCTGAAAACAATGCGGATAATTTAGTAGATGCTGATGGATATGTGTTATATAGAATGCCTCAAAACATTGCATTGACGGGGTATAATTATGTAATGCAAATTGATAGTGGTCAAAGTCCAATAACTAGTATATATAATTTAAATAGTGGAACTGGTGCTGTAAATGGTACTACTGGACAATTCTGTTAAAAAACAAAGATTTATGTTAATAAGAACAATTGATAATTTTTTGAGTGAAGAAGAGTGTTATCATATAATATCACTGATTGATAAAGAGAACCAAAAAAGTACGGTCGTTGGTTATGGTGATACCCCTAGTATAGTAAGTGATTCTAGAACAAGTAGTACATCTAATCTATGTAATTGTGATAAATTAGTTTCTTCAATTAGAGATAGAATCGCGGCTGAACTGAAAATTGATACAATGAATATGGAGCCATTGCAGGGGCAGATGTATAACGTCGGTCAGTATTTTAGAAAACACTATGATTACTTTAATGATAGTGATAGCAATCATATAGGAATAGCTGGAAATAGAGCTTGGACATTTATGATTTATTTAAATGATAATTTTAAAGGGGGTACTACTAATTTTCCAAATTTAGATTTAGAATTCACACCAAAAAGAGGTATGGCAGTGATTTGGCAAAATATGGATAAAAAGGGTAAGTTATATGAAGATTCATTGCACGAAGGAACTGATGTCATTGAAGGTACAAAATATATTATAACTGCTTGGATAAGAGAAAAAAGTATAATACCTAATGGTGAAATTAAAAAAAGCCAGTACGTTTTTAAAAATTTTAAAGATTTACATACTTTTACATCTAATGGATTTTCAAAAATTAAAATTCCACAAAAAAGTTGGGAAATAATACAGGAGATGTATAATAAAGTAAAGGAAAATAAAATACAAGAAATATTTGAAGGAAAGGATAATATAATACCTTCGGATAATGAATCAAATTCATCCGATATTCTTTCAGTAGAAGCAGTTCCTGAATTAAAAAGATTATTGCACAATGAATTATTAGATATTCATAAAGAATGGGCGGGTGCAAATATTGAACCTTCATTTATTTATGGAATAAGAAGTTATAATAAAGGAGCAAGATTATCATTTCATAGGGATAGAATAGAGACACACCACATATCATCAATTGTGTGTGTAGATAAAGAACTGAAAGGTTCGGAAGATTGGGCACTAGATATACAAGGGCATGATGGTGAATGGTATAAAGTTTACTTAAATCCAGGTGAAATGGTATTATATGAATCCGCAAAATGTGAGCATGGTAGGGGGGATGCATTTCAAGGAGAGTATTATAGAAATATGTTTGTACACTATAAGTTATTAGATTATGAGTTTTCAAATAGATAATACTACTAGATTAATAGCCTTTGGTGATAGTTGGACAGCTGGACATGGAGTTGAGTTAGATATTCATTGTAAAGAAGTAATTTCTCCTAATTCATTTATAGATAATTTAAGAATTAGCAATGGTTGGCCTAAACATTTAGCAAATTTATTTAATATTCCTTTCGTAAATTTTGGTTGGTGTAATTTTTCAAATTTAGATATACTTCAAAAAATAAAAGAAAATAAAAATTATTTTGAAAAAAATGATTTAATAATTGTTATGTTAAGTTTTCCATATAGAGGAGAATCAATCCCTAAAAGAGATATTGGTGAAATTATAGGTTTATTAGAAGGATATAATTACTTTTTAATAAATTCATTTTCTAAAAGTTTTTCAAACGAATTAGATGAGGATTTATCAGAATTAAAACTTGATAGATTTCTAGCAAAAGATTTAACAATGAAAGATATTCTTATTGAATATGAAAAAGAATTCAATCAATCCGTATGGGAATATAATTTTAGATTTCCTTATGTGTGGCAATCTACTGATTATGGGGATACTCATCCGAATCATAATGGATACAAAATTATAGCTAAAAAAATTTACGAACTAATATCAGAATATGATAACAATACCTGTAGCCGCACCAACAAACTTATTTAAGTGGCAAACAAGTCTTTTTCAATTTGCTCAACAATGGGTATATGGTGATGTAAAATCTTTTTATGAATCATTAATATTAATTGTTGATAGAAATGATCATAAATTTGTAGTTAAGGAAATAGATTGGAATTTAAGAATCCCATATAAAATAGTAAGAGGAATTCATTCAATTTTAGATGAATCTGAAAACCATCCGCATTTTGCAGCTGGTAACTTATTTTTTGCACTTAAATCGGTAATAGATAGATTTTATGATAATGAAGTAATTTGTATATTAGATGCAGATATTATTCCATTAAGAAGATATGATGGTGTATTGCCAGAAGAGAATACTGTAATAACTTGTAATTTTTATGAAGATTGGCATATAAGATGTAGTAGACCTGATAAAGAAAATTATAGAATAGTTGAACCATTTTTAAAGCATGATATTCATCAATTTATGGATGGTGGATTTGTTCCAATTTTAATAAGAGTAAAGACTTTAAAAAAGATTTTGGATGAAGTATTGGATTTAAGTTTAGAAATAGTAAGAAAGCATTTAGGTACTCCTTTTGGATGGTGGATGCAAATGTGGGCATTTCAAATTGCGTGTCATAATAATCAAATAAAATGTTTAGGGCAAGATAATACTTATTTTCCACATCAAAACGAATTGGATTTAAGTAAACATTTTTTTGCACATTACTCATGTGATACAAAATTTAAAAAAGGAACTTTTCCTAATCATAACATAGAAGAATTTCCTGATAATGTATTTTATAACCTTTTAAGAGAATGGTATCATAGATGATTTACGTTTTTATAGCTTGTAGATTAGATAAGGAAATAATTCCAACTTGTTATGATTTGATTCAAAAAGCAGAAAATCCTAACGATATTAAAATTGTTGTATTCAATCAGGATAGACAACAAGATATGTTTTTTCAGGATTTGTTTCCACCGCAAGTTACATTAGTAAATGTAGATTATAGAAAATTTTCTAATATTTGTTGGGTTAGGTCAATGGCTTCGTATTTTATTGAGCCATCATTTAAGTATTACTTATGCATTGATTCTCACATGAGATTTGACAAAAATTGGGACACTCAACTTATTAATACATTAAAACCAAATTCAATTCTTTCAGCATATCCACCGGAATATCAATTGTATGGTGAATTTAAAAAAAGTTATGGGCACTACACCAATAATTTTAATAAGGAAAAATTAGGATACTTTCCATTTGTAACTGTTCATTTTGCTGAATCAGATTTAGATTATAGAAAATCAACTATTGCAGCTGGGTTTCATTTTACAACAATTGATTGGCTCTATAAGGTGGGGTATGATAAATTATTATGCTGGGGATTTGAAGAAATAGATTTGACGTATCGAAGTATCGAAGCGGGATATGAAATAATTAATTACAAGCAGACACCAATTTATCACCTATACGATAAAAGAGCTAGGAAACAAGAAGACCATGCTGAAAGATTTTTAATGGATTGTAAAGAGAGAATGCGTTCTAAAATTAATGATGAAACTAATAGGAAAATAAGTAATTATTATGATATAGATTTTGATGATTTTATTAAAAGATTTATATAATTATAGGTATGATAATAATGGTTACAACTTCCGCTGGAAATCAAATAATAGGGGGCGGGGATATATGGGTAAATAATTTTATTAGAGAAGTTATACCAACTTTATCAGAAGAAGTACACCTAATAATTGATAACAAACGAAGTTCAAATCATATCGAATCTTCTATATCAATCCCTCATACATTTCGATTAGAAAATCCAAAAAAGACAGAAGAGTTATTAGATAAATGTAGTAGAATAATATTCTTACACCCACCATATTCACATAGAGAGTATCTAATGGAATATCAAGATAAATGGGATACTATTTTTATTCAAGCATACGCAAAGGATATAACCGATTCCGGTACTGATTTTAAAATGTACCCAACCAAAATTGAATTAAGTTGGCAAAATCTTTTATTGAGAAAATGCAAAAAAAGAGTTTGGATAGGATTGAACCATTCACCTCTATTAGATGATTTTGAATGTATATCTATACCGAACTATTATACATTTACTGAAGATAGAAAATTGATAGAAGAGTGTTCTGATACAATTGGATATGCAGCCCGTTTTGAATCTCGTAAAAACCCACATTGGTTATCAAATCATTCGGCTAAAGTTCTTACTCACAAATATGATTATTACAATATATCGGAAATGTATAACTTCAAAAGATGTAAGTTCTATGAATTTGATATGAATATACATCGTAATTGGTTTGTAGATAAAAGTTGGCAAATATTTCACGGAGCATATAAAAATGAACCATTTGGGTATTCAATATTTGATGCCGTAAATTATGGTAAGTTACCTATCTTACATAAAGATTGGGGTGTAGAATGCAACTATGAATATAGGGTTAATAATAAGGAGGATTTTGATGATTTAGTAAATGAATTAATCAATACACCTTATGATAAAAAAGTAAAAGAATGTAACAAATTAAAACAATATTTGTTACAATTTGCAGATAAAAATAAATGGGTAGAAAAAGTTGGAAATCTTATAAATAATTTGTAATTTTATAGATTAGAATAATTATATTCAATAGATGTTACAAGACTTAAACTACATAAAAAAATACCTCACAAACAATTTAGAGTTTGATTATAGAGGTGAAGAGGAAACAAATCCTGTACCATATCGTTGGTCTCATGGAGCTACTGATACTCATTTAGGAGATGGATTAATTATCTACTCTCTGATTCAATATATGAGAGCCAAAGTGTGTGTATGTTTAGGTAGTGGTGGTGGGTTTATTCCCCGCATAATGACACAGGCTCGATACGATTTACATAAACAAAACATCTTCGAAGGAAATCCTGATTTTAATTATGGTGATATTGGTTCAACTTATATAGTTGATGCTATGAATGGCATCGGAGGAGTTGTAGATTGGTTTGCAGAAGAATCCTTTTTCAGAAGAACATTTCATCCTAGAATCATAAATTCAACTACCGAAGAGGCGTTTTATGATTTCTTTGTATTGCAAGATATTAAAATAGATTATCTTCACATCGATGCCGGACATTCTTATGAAAATGTAAAAGAGGATTTTGATTTATATTCTCAGATAATGAGTGAGAATGGAATTATATCAATGCATGATACCGACCCAAAATATCATGATAAGTTTATTGTAACGCAAGAAGTTAAAGATAGAAATGAACATGATGATTGGAGTGGGCCTATACAATTGGCAAAAGAAATAGATTCTGATAAATGGGAAGTGTTTAATCTTTTTAATCATGGTATTGTGAAAAATAAACCATCTTCAACTGGATTAACTTTAATAAGAAGGAAATGAAAATATTAGTTACAGGTGGGTGTGGATTTATAGGGCATGCATTATGTAAGAGATTATTAGAGGAAGGGCATGAGGTTCATATAGTAGATAATCACTATATCGGAAGAGAAGCAAAAATAGCAGAAGGTGCTAAATTTGTTGGAGGTGATGTGAGAGCAATGGAAAATATAAGTGATAAACCTTATGATTGGATTTATCATTTAGCATCATTTAGTAGAGTTTGGCTATCATACGAGAATCAAAACTATACATTTTCAACTAATGTAGATGGTACAAAAAGTGTTTTAGAATATGCTAAAAGAAATGGGTGTAAAGTAATATTCGCAAGTTCATCATCTATTCACCATTCTATTTCACCATATTCAACATCAAAAAGAATGGGTGAAGAGTTATGCCGTTTTTATAGAGATGGATTAGGAGTTGATATAACAATAGTAAGATTATATAATGTATATGGGCCAGGTGAATTAGTTGAATCACACATGGCAGCATTATTAGGAAGATGGAGAAATCAAATAAATAATAATTTACCTATAACTTATCATAACTTAGGAACACATTTGAAACCATTTACACATATCGATGATACGATTATTGGTTTAATTAAACTTATTAAAACAAAAGAGATAAATCGTAATGGGTGGGAATTGGGCAATGATATTTCTTATAGTGTGCATCAGGTCTATAAAATGTTTGAAGAAAGATTCCCAAATATAAAAGTTGAAAAGATAGTAGATGTTTCGGGAGGATACTCGATTGTCAGAAGAAAAGATGATGAAGTTAGGAGATTAGGTTGGTTTCCGAAAGATAGATTAAAGGAATATATAGATAGTTTATGAAACCTAAATTAGTTACAGTCACAGGGTATAGAACAAATACTTTGAGACAAATGTTATCACATTACAAAAAAGATGTGAGTGAAATACATTTGGTTAATTACTATTCCACAAATGCGGATAATAAAAAATCATTTGAAGAGGCAAGAGAAATTGCAGAGGAATTTGGTTGTGTTTATCATGAAAGAAAAGAAAAAGTATTTAACTGGGAAGCGGTAACTGATTTCTATAATGAAATTAAATCCATTTATCCAAATGATTGGTGGATAGTATCAGATGATGATGAATTGCAATTATATTGGGATGATATTGGTTCTATTATAGAAGAGTGTGAAGAAAATGGTTGGGAATTTGTAACTGGTGGATTTATAGATAAAATTGGTGAAGGGGGTGAATTTCCAATAGTAAATGGTGATACTGATTTATGGAAATCATTTCCTATTAGTTCATTTTTTAGATATCCTTTAAGTGGAGCGTGTCCAAATAAAGTTACTCTAATGAAAGGTAGAATTCATTTAACTCCTGGACAACATTATGCTTTGATTGAAGGGCAAACGACTTGGAAATGGCAAGGTTGGAATCACCCTTTAAGATATCCGGTAGAAAGGGGATTTACGCAGGTACATCACTTTAAATGGGATAGCACTTGTGCAGATAGAATAAGAGCAGTTGCAAATGTAGGAGAACACTATTCGTTTTCAGATGAATATCGAAAGATGTATAAAGAAATCGCTAAAAATAGGTTTAAAATAAATTTAGAAGATTTTTCCGAATGGACTTGGAAATCTGAAAAATCCTTTGTATCTTTCGGTAATTGGAATAAACTAACCAAACAAATAGTTTTAATATAATGACAGGTGCTAAAATAG